CCATTATAGTAATCATCAGTTTCAAGTACTCGCCTGTCAAACTGTTCTCGTGCCTCTATGTAGGACATTTCGCCCCTACCTTTACATAGGTATAGTATTTCTCTTGTAAACTTGTCTTCGCCTAGTTGTGCAACATCTGCGTTTAGTCTATCACTGGATCCCCAGTAAGTACGCCAATCGCTTTCTTTAGTGCCGCGTCTTTTGTTTTTCTTGCCTTTAAGTGGTGGCTTAGTAGTTTTAAATTTTGCTAGTTTCTTGCCTATGTATTTTTGTCCTGTAGTGGTATTTGTAATTAGATAAACAAATCCTTCATACTCATCTGGTATTTCTTCAACTTGTTTACCTTGATACGTCCACTGCATCAAGTATATATGCGAGCCTGTTATTTTTTGCCTTCTCGTTTGGCTTTGAACTTTGTATGTATTTCATCGCCTCGAATTTTACTTAATTTTCGTATTTCTCTTAGCCATCTTCTGCTGGCTGCATGTGTTCTAAACGAAACTCTTGATTCAAATGCTTCGTTTGCTTTAAAATATTCTATATATGCTTTCGTTAGCTTATCATGGATGTCGTCTTCAATCATAATACATTGCCTTTAGCGTAATAGGATTACTTCCAGTAGCATGAGCTGCAAGTTTTGTATGACAATTACCACCCATGCCTTTTAAAAATGCACGTTCAACTTGCGCTTGGGCAAAGGTTTTCTTATCATTTACTTTTTTAACTATATCAATAGTATCAACATCATTCTTTCTAGTTTGTATTGCAATTATTCCTTGACCAACTGCCGGAATAGTTGGAATCTTGATCCAAGTACGTCTAATGTCCAATGCTTTAAGGCCAGCTTCAGCTAATACTATAGCATCATATTCTTTATTGTCAAGTTTTTCTAACCTAGTATCAATGTTGCCTCTAATAGGTTTAATTTTTATGTCTAAGTTGTCGTATAATTCTTTTAATTGAGCAGTTCGTCTAGGACTACTAGTGCCAATAGTACATCCGTATCCTACGCTACCAACAATTACATCATGAGGACTGTTACGTTTTAACATTGAAGCAATAATTAAATCCGGATGTTCTTCTCCAGGCATGTCTTTAAGACTATGCACAGCAATATCAATGTTTTCTTCTAATAATTCGTTTTCAATAGCAGTACAGAACACACCTTTGCCACCAATTTCGTGTATTGGAGCATTGTTGTTTAGATCGCCATCTGTTTTTATTATAACTATTTCTGTTTCGTGAGAAATTTCACTGCATACACGTTCAGCGTATGCAAGTGCTAGTTTACTTCCTCTTGTTCCAACTTTTAGTTTCATTCTACAATGTCAATATCATTCTCATATGATGTAAATCCGTTTTCTTTCACAACCTTCATTACATAATTGACCCTTCCTATAAGTTCATCTTTGTGTGAGATAAGGAAAACGTTCTTGTCTCCGTCTCTACCCATCTTTTTAAGAACAGCAAGCGATCCTTCAACTCCTGCTGTGTCCATACCACTATCAATAAGTTCATCGATAAACAATAAGTTAATTTTTTGATACAGACTTTCCCAAACATCACGGAATGCAAAGCTCATACCAAGTATAAGTCTGTTACGCTCGCCTCTTGACAGGTTATCAAAGTCTAAGTCTTGTCCTAGTTGTGTAATTTCAACATTCAAATCGTTTTGGAATACAACACTATGTGGTAATCCTAGTTTATCAAGATAGTATGTAAGCCTATTGTTAAGATACGCTAAGTTTTGATCAATAATCTTCTTGCGAATAAAGCTATCTTTGTTAGTTAGTAACTTTAATAAGAAGTCTTGATGTTCTTTATAACTTGTAAGGTCATTCACTGGAGACCAGTCAATTTCCTGCATAGCAGTGTGATTCAATTCATCAATTTGTGCCTGATAAGGATCAGCTTCTTCTTGTTTTGATGTAAGAGATTGTTTTAAACTGTCTACATTCTGTCTATGCTCATACGCTTCTTTAGCAGTTTCATAAAATACATTAGGCTTACCGTTGATGTCACCAATCTCTGCAAGTGCCTTTGTAACATCAATAAGTTTATCACTAACTTCTGTTTGATATGACATAGCATCTTCAAGTTCTTTTGACTTGCGTTCTGCAATTTCTGCTTTTTTGTCTGCATGTAGCTCTTGTCCACACGTATAACATGTAGCATCTTCTAAATTTGCGACATCTTTATTGACCTTTTCAACACTCTTGTCTGCACGTTGTAGTGCTGGCTCTAATGTGCTTAGTTCTTTTTTAAGAGCCAAAATAGCACTGTTATGTTCATTCCAATTTTGCAATTTTTCATGCGACTCTAGTTCTACATCAATGTCTAAATGCTCTAATTCGTCGATAGCAGATGCTAATTTGTTTACGTCTTGTTGTTTTTTAGCAAGCCAAGCTCGTTGCGTACCTTGTAAACTACTAATAGTACTTTCAATTTTACTGTTTGCTGTTTGTATTGCTTCAATTTTTAATGTTTCAGTAGTTATGGCTTCCTTAGTAATGCGTGTTTGCTCTTTTAAAGCATCAGCTTTCTCACTTAGGATAGTAATACCTAACAACTGTTCAATGATAGCACGTTGATCGTTTTGCCGCATGCTTAGGAATGGTTCTGTGTAGGTGTTTAGTGCAACAATATGTTTAAACATATCATGACTCATATCAAGTAAACCATCAATATCTTTTTGAGTCTGTCGACTGTCGCCCTGCGATTCGTCTACAAGTTCTTGTTCTTGATTGTTAATAAAGAACTTGAGTACATTAGGAGAACGCCCACGCTCAATCCTATAATCAACACCATTCTTTTCAAAGTGAAGTGTAACCAACATGCCTTTGCTGTTAGTTTTATTAATTAAGTTGTTTGCTCTAATGTTTGTAAGGGCTTTTCCGTATAATGCGTAGCTAAGTGCATTAATGATAGTAGTTTTACCTGTACCATTACGTGAACCACTGTCATCTCCGCCTTGATCTAAGTTTTCACCTAGTACAAGTGTAAGATTTTCTCTGTTAAAGTCAACAGCCTGAGTCTGATTGCCCACACTCATAAAGTTTTTTACGGTTAAATCTTTAATTTGTATCATAGTTCGTTATAAATGTCCATTAGCATCTTTTTATTAAAGTTGTCTGAGTCAATTGCATTAATTTCACCAGCAACAATTTGATCTACACTTTCAAATTGTTGGATATCGAGTTGTGTACTAATTTCTTCAAGTTGTTTTTGCGGAATAAGACTTATTTCTCGACAATTGAAGTTATTAATAAAAGTTTCTTTAATAAAACTTGCTTCTTCGTAGCTAATAGGTAAATCCAAGTTAACTCTTAGATACATATTTGGTTTTATTAATGTTGATTGTTCGTCAATTAGTTGACTTAGCTTAACAGTTCTGTACTTAGGACAGTCAGGCCAGTTTATATACATGGGCTCAGCGTCATTTTCTTTGTCAAGTATCATCATACCACGTTCGTCATCCCATGCATCTGCATAGTTGTGTGGAAACGCATTACCTAAGTAGTGTACTTTACCTTGTTTTTGTCTTTTATGAAAATGTCCACTAAACACGTACTCTTGATGTTCAAAGTGTTCAGCTTTTAGTTCACCATGGTCTGGCATTTGTACCATTGCGTTCATATAAAAGCTAGGTAGTTCAAAATGCCCAAACAAATATTTTGCTTTTATATTTTTTATCTTTTTCCATTCGTCACCTACTAGCCATGGGACTAGTGCGACATCATCTTCTTGATATATTTCGTCAATAAATGTAATACCTGGAATATGTTTTGCAAACGCTGTACTATTCACATCACGTTTATCTTTGTAATACAAGTCATGGTTACCATCAAAGAAGTAAAACTTCTCAAATGCAGATCCTAGTTTCTCCATACTACGAATAGTAGCATCCATAGTGGTAAGATTTAAACTATTTCTGTTGTGATGCCAGTCTCCACAGAAGATTCCAGTTTCACAACCGTTAGCTTTTGCTTGTTCTATGTACCAATCTATAAAATCTTCACAGTCTTGGTTATGTATCTTACTATTGCCTTTTAGACCAAAGTGAATATCTGTAAATACAGCCGCTTTTTTAAACAATTCGTGTTCTCCAGGTTCATTATCTATACTATTATACGATCAATTAAACTAAAAGTCAAGCGTTATTCTGTTTTGCTTGGAGTTCTTTTTCTCTACGTTGCTGAGCGTCCCATTCACCTGCATTTTGTCTAGTAAACGAAGGATTCATATCGTTCATTTCAAGAATATCGTCTCGAATGTTTTGATTACGCTTTTCGATGTTAATAACACGTACAAAACTGTTAGTTACAGCAGCAGTGTAGTATGCAAACGGGTTAGCAGACTTAGATTCGTCAAATTGCAAGCCAATCTGTGCTAATTGTAGTATTGCTTGTCCTCGCATCTCGTCATTATACGTATATCCACGTACATTGCCTCGTGTTGCGTATCTATCACATAACTTCATCCACATCATAGCAAGTTTATTAGTTGCTTTACCGCCTTTTAGATTAAAACTACCGTTTTCCATACCACCAGACCAATGGCTTTTACCTACACATTGTAATTCTCCGCTATCGTCAAACTTAAAATGTTGGAATGGAGGAAAGTTAAGTTTTACTTTAGTGTCTGCCACAGTTTTTGGCGTCTTTTTTCTTCCAGGTTCGTCTGGAATATGATCAAATGTCATTATTCTAAAGATTAACTCTTCTTTTGTAATTTTTTTATAGTCAACTTCAAACTCTGCTTGCTTTACTTTACGTCCAGCTAGTTTCGCTTCGTCAAACCCAGTAACTTGTAGTCTTTTAGCTTTGTTTCGTTTTGCTTCTGCTATAGTACGAATGTTTATCTTATCTATACTAGGCAGAATTATATCAAATTGATGATCTTCGTCGTCTACAAAGCTACAAAACGTACCTTTAGACTTGTGAATCTCTTTCAAAATGTCTTTATTGTTTAAATAGTTTACTTTTCTCATAATTTCTCCGTTTGTAGTTACATTATAATATACTCTGTTAATAAAGTCAACTAAATAATACTATTAGGAGACTTTATATATGCCATACCAAGATTTCGGAGTAGCTCGAAAAAGTTTAGCAACACAAAACCCAACAAGTTCTTCACAAAGTAGAAATACAAAATCTCCACAACAAAGTGTGAGTAATCTACTTGGAAGTGCAGCCCGATTTGGTTCGGAAGCCTTAGGTAACGTCGGCAATGCTGTTAAAGGCATAGCTGAAGATGTGTTTACTAAAGACAATTTTATGAGCCTCCTGCGTGGTGGCGGTCTACCATCATTTGGTATGCCTGGCGGTATAGGATTTGGTGATGTATCTTGGAAAGGTGCCGATGACGATGATTGGAGAGTAAAACTTTCGTTGCCTTCGGGATTAAATTTAGAACCAAATTTACAAAATGCGTTACTTCGCACAAACGGATTAATATTTCCATATACTCCACAGATAATTTTGTCACATAGTGCATCCTACGGACAAGTTAAACCTACACATAGTAATTATCCATTTCCAGCTTATCAGAACAGTCAACCTGACACAATTCAGGTTAGTGGAGACTTTGTAATTGAGAGTGAAGCAGAAGGAGTATATTGGGTAGCTGCTGTACATTATTTAAGATCGATTACTAAAATGGCATACGGAAATACAAGTCAACAAGGTTCGCCACCTCCAGTAGTACAACTAAATGGTTATGGTGATTTTGTTTTAAAAAATGTTCCGTGTGTAGCAACACAGTTTACAGTTGATCTACCAATGGACGTTGATTACATTCATGTTCCGGGTGCTATTAACACTTGGGTTCCAACACGTAGTTTAATATCTATACAATTACAGCCAACATACAGCAGAAGAGCAGTACAGCAATTTAGCTTAGATAAGTTTAAATCTGGTGCATATGCTAAAGGCAACGGACCAGGATTTATCTAATGGCAAACTATGAAGGAACATCACCTTGGTTTAATACTACTATAAGAAATAACCAATATCTTGACACATTAAAAATTAGACCAATCCCTGCTGAATCAGATGATGTTTTATATACAGTACAAGTTCAGTATACTCACAGACCTGATTTATTAGCTTTTGATTTATACGGAGATAAAAATCTTTGGTGGGTATTTTCACAACGTAATATTGAAATTTTAAAAGATCCTATTTTTGATTTAGTTGCAGGAACAGAAATATATATTCCAAAAGGCGATGCTCTAACTAGAATATTAGGATTGTAAAAATGGATATCCAAAATAAACTATCAAGATTAAAAGCACAAGGTCTAGAGCTGGCAGATAATGTAGCAACTAATGTACAAAATAATATATCTACAAGTGCTAATATATCAGTTGACGGCATAGCAGATAGTGTAGCAGGCTCAGTACAAGACTTAAAAGGAGCAACAGTTGATATTGCAAGTAGTCTTAATGGTATTACAGGTCCTGCTATTGGACAAAGTATTGTAGGTAATATTGCAAATGGTATTGGCGGACAATTAGTAGATCAAATTTCTGGAGGAATAGGTGGATTTTTAGGATCTGCATTTGGAGGCGGTTTTGGAAACAGTTTTGGCGGTAGCGGAAAACAGCCAAACCCATTAGAACAATTTGCTAGTTATAATTATATTTTTACATTAGGGTGTTTAAGTGACGACGAACTTAACTTTCCTGATTTTACTTATAGAAGGCGTGACCCTAACGTAGTTATACTACGTAGCGGCGGCGGACCAACTCCGGGTAGTGCAACTGCATATGATACAAACGGAAAAACTGAATATTTCATAGATGATGTTGAAATAGAAACTATTGTTGCAGGTAATGAAAACACTAGATCGACAAATGCAACTAGTTTAAGTTTTAATGTTACTGAACCATATAGTATGGGATTATTTTTGCAATCTCTACAAGTTGCAGCTAAACGTGCTAGAGGACCTTTGTCAAATTATATTGAAGCACCGTACTTACTTACAGTTGAGTTCAAAGGATACGATGATGCTGGAAACTTTATTCATGCTAGTAATTTGCGAAGAATGTTTCCTTTAAAATTTGTTGACATTCAATTTGAAGTAACTGAAGGCGGAAGTCAATATGCTGTACAAGCAATACCTTATCAAGAAATTGCACTTACAGATGAAACACAAACTTCACATACAGAAACACAGTTTACCGGCGCAACAGTAGCAGAAATGTTGCAAACTGGTGCAAAAAGTTTTACTAAAATTTTAAATGATAGACAACTTCTTAAAGAAGATGCAAAACAAGTTGGCAAAGGTGATCAGTACATAATAGTATTTCCTAATACAAAAGGATCAGCAGAAGAATCAGAAGTGTTTATGCAAGGTCAACCTGAACAAGGTGATGATAGTGCAACTACACGTAAATTTACTGAAGAAGAAATAAAAGAATACTATGTTTCTCAAACAGGAGATGCTAACGGAAAAGTTCCTGATAATTATGAACAAGAACTTGAAAATAACAAAGGTATTTCTGTTAAGCGTAGTAGTCTTGGAGAAAATATTAGAGAATATGCTGAAAAATTAGAATTTATGAATGAGATTGGTAAAGCTACAATTACTAAAAGTAATCTTGATGCAGGAACACAACCAATGACCGGAGCAACAAAAGCTGAAAGTGAAACTACTAAAGGTAAAATTGATCGATGTAAAGTGACACGCACAGGTGATATTAGATCATCAACATATTCTGCAGGTAAAAAAATTCAAGACATAATTGAAGAAACTATTATTTTAAGTAGTTATGGTAGAGACATAGCTGATAAAAAGGGTGATGAGAACGGAATGGTTCCTTGGTTTAGAATACAAACACAAGTTTTCAATGCAGACGAAAGTGCTGAAACAGTAGGAGCTACAGGTAAGCCTGCTAGAGTGTTTGTATATCGTGTTGTTCCATATCTAGTACATCGTAGTAAGTTTCAAAGTAGTACAGATGCAAGTCCAGGAATTACTGAATTAAAATATCAAGCAGTAAAAGAATACAATTATATCTATACAGGTAAAAATAAAGATATTTTAAACTTTGATATTAATTTTAACACTGCTTTCTTTACAAGTATAGCAGGTGACGCAGGTCAATTAGGAAGAGATTCTAAAACAGCCGTTACTGACGAAGTAACAGGCGGCAATTCTAGAGCAGTGTCTGGTAAAAATAAACCTAATAGCAATGTTGAAGCAGTAAGTAAAGCAACGGATAAAGTTGTAAAACCTAACAGTGTAGACGGCGGCGGCCCTGTTTTACACCCAGAGAGTCAAATAGCAAGAGATTTTAATGAAGCGTTAGTAAACAGCCCAGTAGATTTAATTGCAGTTGATTTAGAAATTATGGGAGATCCGTATTACATTTGTGATAGCGGTATGGGAAATTATAATGCATTACAAGTACCCGGAATATTAAATATTACTGGCGACGGTACAATGAATTATGAAAACGGCGAAGTTGATATAGAACTAAATTTTAGAACTCCATTAGACTATGGACAAAATTATATGGAATTCCCTGGTAACGGAACAGCACCGGTTGGAATGTTTAGTGGACTATATCAAGTATTATTTTGTAAAAATACATTTAGTAACGGACAATTTACACAAACACTGCAAACTATACGCAGACCCAAACAACCTAGTGATACAAATAACGAAGCATCGGCAACAGGCGGATTACTTAACCTAGATAACCCAACAGCGCAATTAGCTGAAACATTTGCTAACACATTAAACGGCGACCCTATTAAACTAGCAAAAGCACTCACTGGTGGACAAGCTGGATTAGGAAGTATAGCTGCAGGAGCACTTGGAGAATTAGATCAAAAACTTGCAAACGCAATTTCAGCTGTAAGAAATGGAAGTATTCCTAAACCTATAACTGATGCAGCTTCTAAAGGAATAGCCCAAGGCAACTCTACTGATTTAACAGGATTACAAGGATCAACATAATATGGTTTCATCAAATCAAGAAACACGCTCATCTGGTGCTAGTGCTAAATTAAGCAAAATTGACGGTCCAGGTCCGTTTGAAGCAATTGTAAAAAATCACTTAGACGGCGAGTATATGGGTAGGTTAGAAGTTGAACTTCTAAAATCTAACACAGAAGGCTCAACTCCTAATGTTGGCGCTGAACGAGTAATTGTAGATTACCTAAGTCCATTTTACGGAGTTACACCATTTGCAGGATCTACTCCAAACGATAATTTTGCGTCTACACAAAAAAGTTACGGAATGTGGGCTATACCACCTGATGTTGGTACTAGGGTATTAGTAATTTTTGCTGAAGGAAATAAAAGCAGAGGCTTTTGGATAGGTTGTATTCAAGATCGTTATATGAATTTTATGGTACCGGGAAATGCTAGTACAAAATATAATACTGAAGATCAAACAAAACAAAGACCAGTAGGCGAATATAACAAGAAAACAGAAGAAGCCGTAGGAGCAGATCCAACACAGTTTTTAAAACCTTGTAATATGGATGCTTGTAATGTTTTAGATAATGCAGGATTAGCAAATGACCAAATAAGAGGTACAACTACAAGTAGTGCTAGACGAGAAACTCCTAGTATGGTATTTGGATGGAGTACTCCAGGACCGTTAGATAGACGCCCTGGACATCCTACAACAAAAACAGGAGAATCTGGCGCTGAAATAGATATTCCTAGTTCGCGATTAACTGGCACAACTTTTGTAATGGACGACGGAGATCCTAGTTTATTTAGAAAAGGACCAGCTGGCGGCGAAAAGGCTGTGCCTAGTGAATATACTACATTAGACAAAGGCGGCGATCCTAGCATACCAGCTAACGAATTATTTAGAATACGTACTAGAACCGGACATCAAATACTTTTACATAATAGTGAAGACTTAATTTATATTGCACACGGTAGTGGCAAAAGTTGGATTGAAATGACAGCCAACGGTAAAATTGACATTTATGCAGAAGATAGTATTAGTATGCATACTAAAAATGATCTTAATTTTAAAGCAGATAGAAATATTAATTTAGAAGCAGGTCAAAATGTTAATATAAAAGCCGGAAATGCAATGGCAATGGAAACAGCAGCTAATTGGACTGTTAAATGCGGAGCAGATGGAATGTTAACTTGTACAGGATCAAGTAACATAAGTTCTGCCGCACACAAAGAAACAGCTGGTAGAATAGATATGAATAGTGGAAGTGCAGTAGCAGCAACTGCTAGTGCGGCACCTGTCGTAACTAGAGTTCCACAATCCGGTGCCTGGACAGGAGCAGAGAATAAAAATCCTGCAGAACACACACCTGAAAAAACAAACAACGACCCTGCAGCAATTGCTGCCGGAACAGCAAATGCATCTAGTGACGACAAAGCAAAAGACAAAGCAAATGACGATACTTTTGCAAAATGTCCACCAGAGGAAAAATCAGAAGCAACTAAAACACAAGAAGAAAGACAAGCAACCACAGAAAATACTGCTGCAAGTGAAGATGCAACACTAACGGACGGAGGTGCAGGTTTCCCTACAGGTGATCCAGCACTTGATCCTTTTGGTGGAGCAGGCGCAGATGTTAGTTCATTAGGTGGTGATCCAGAACTTGATCCATTTGGTGGAGCAGGTAGAGAAATAAAAGGAACAGCAACACTTACTGATTCAGAAGGACCATTCTAACAAGGTAAATACGTTATGAGCACATTAGAAAAAAAGTTATACAAAGAGATTACTGTAAAATCCAATAAAAGACCCGATTACGGAGTTGGCGAAAAAACATATCGTGGATTTTCTACGGTAAATCCGGATAGTATAGGCTATCAGCTCTATGATATACAAATAATTAAACAAGATATAATCAACCACTTTCATATACGCCAGGGTGAATTACTTAGCAATCCTAATTTTGGAACAATAATCTGGGATATTTTATATGAACCGTTAACAGAAAGATTAAAAGAAGTTATTGCTGAAAATGTAACTACAATTATCAATTACGATCCGCGTGTAAGCGTTGTATCAGTATCAATTGACCAGTATGAAAGTGGTATACAAATTGACTCAACTCTGTCATTTTTACCTTATAATATTTCTGAAAATATGAGACTAACGTTTGATCAAAACAACGGATTGTTAGCTAGATAATTATATACGCACTTTTCTAAATTTAATAAATACTGTATAATTAAAGGAAAGAAATATTATGTCAACAACCGATAGACAAAATAGGTTATTAGTAGCTGAAGATTGGAAGAGAATCTACCAAAGCTACAGAAACGCAGAATTCAAATCATACGATTTTGACAATTTACGTCGAACTATGATCAACTACATTCGTCAAAATTACCCAGAAGATTTTAACGATTATATTGAAAGTTCAGAGTACCTTGCACTAATTGATCTTATTGCTTTCCTTGGTCAAAATATTGCTTTCCGTACAGACTTAAATGCTCGTGAAAACTTTTTAGAATTAGCAGAACGTAGAGAATCGGTGCTACGTTTAGCTAGATTGCTATCATATAATCCTAAAAGAAATCAAGCAGCAAATGGCTTACTGAAAATTGAAAGTGTTCAAACAACAGAAGATGTAAGAGATTCAAATAATTTAAATTTATCTAATCAAACAGTTGTTTGGAACGATCCTAGTAACCCCGACTGGAATGAGCAGTTTACAAAAATATTAAATTCAGCATTACCAGTAAACAGTAATGTAGGCCGTCCAGTTCAAAAAGCTACTATTGCTGGTGTACCTACAGAACAATATAGACTTAATAGTGCAAACGAAGATTTACCAGTTTACGGTTTTAACAAAACGATCAGCGGATCTACTAGTAGATTTGAAATTGTAAGTACAGACATTGACAATGGTGAAGTTAAAGAAGAAGCACCGTTTCCAGGAAATAACTTTGCGTTTATATATAAAGATGACGGCAAAGGTCCTGCTAGTTCTAACACAGGTTACTTCTGTCATTTTAGACAAGGTACAATGGACAACGGTACTTTCAATGTTACTACTCCAAGCACTAATCAAGTAGTTGCAATTGATGCAACAAATGTAAACAATTCAGATGTATGGCTTTATAAAACTGATAATTTTGGATTAGAACAAGAATTATGGACACAAGTTGCAGCAGTTGAAGGCAACAACGTAATTTATAATAGTTTGAGTAAAGGCATTAGAAATATATATAGTGTTCTTACTAGAGCAAATGATAGAATAAGCATGATATTCTCAGACGGTACTTTTGGTAGTTTACCACAAGGTAACTTTAAAGTTTATTATAGAACAAGTAAAAACAGAAGAATTGTAATTGACCCAAGTGACATGAAGGGCGTAAGTATTAAAGTTCCTTATATTAGTAGAACAGGTAAATCTGAACAACTTACTATGGTGTTTTCACTGAAGTATACAGTTGACAATGCTAGTGTAAGCGAATCAAATGCAAGTATTAAACGTAACGCTCCTGCAACGTATTATACTCAAAATCGAATGATTACAGCAGAGGACTATCAAATTGCGCCTCTTGGTATAAGTCAAGAAATTATCAAAGTTAAAAGCGTTAACAGAACATCAAGTGGAATTAGTAGATATTTAGATCTTGTTGATGCAACAGGAAAATATTCTAAAACAAATTTATTTGGAGTTGACGGAATAATAACCAAGGAATTTTTATCGCCTAAGCAAACATTTAGTTTTATTACAAAAACTGATATTGAAGGAGCAATAGCAAATGTTATTGAACCTATTTTAGCAGATAAAAAAGTAAAAAATTATTACTATAATAGTTTTCCAAAAACATTAGTTGGTGATCTCGGAGTTGTGTGGAATAGCGAAACTACAGACACTAATCAAAATACTGGATATTTCACAAACGCAAGCAATATAAAACTTCAGCTAGGAACATTTACTGCAAGTACATTAAAACTATTAAAAGCAGGAACATTAATTAAGTTTGAACCACCAGCTGGTAAACACTATATGATGGAAAACGACAATCAATTAATGAATGGTCCTGCAGACCATTTAGGATCTTCATCGTATAAGTGGACTAAAATTATTAGTGTAGCGGGTGACGGAACTACAAATAATGCAGATGGCACTGGACCAGTATTGTTAAACGATAATATTCCTCAAGGTTCTAAAATTATACAAATTATACCTAGACTTGCAACAGAATTACAACAGTCAGTGCAAGCACAAATAATTGATCAATCATTTGCATACAATACTTTTGGTTTAAGATTTGATACTAACTTAGGTGAATGGAGATTAATTACTACAAATAACTTAAATGTAAATAGTCCGTTTAGTATTGGTAAAACTGGTGATGCTACAAATCAACAACTTGATGCTAGTTGGTTATTATTATTTGAAACTAATGGCGAAACATATACTATTACATATCGTGCTAGTAGATATGTATTTGAAAGTGCAGAAGAAATTAGATTTTACTTTGATAGTTCAGATAAGATTTATAATAATAGAACTGGTAAAATTATTAAGGATAAAATTAGCGTATTAAATATAAACACTAAACCTGATGATGTTGTACCATTTACAGTAGATTATGACTGGGAAATTGTTGAAGAATATAGAGATGCCGAAGGGTATGTTGATAGTAGTAAAATACAAGTAAGTTTCTTTGATGAAGACGATGACGGAGTAGTAGATGATCCAGACTTGTTTGACAGAATTGTAGATGAAACTGTTAATGTTAAAACAAAATATGTATTTTTGAAAAAAACTACAACAATAGACGGAGTAGAAGAATACTATTATATTCCTACTAGCAAAGCTACAGCAGAAGGACTATATACCTTTACTGACGGAACAGGTAGCATAAAAGTATTTGAAGAAACTAGCACATTAGGAAGTACATCAACATACGATGACGGACAAGTATTTTATTTTATAAAAGAAAATGTATTTAAAGTGTTAAACAAAACTACAGGTAATACAGTTGTATCGCAAGACTATATGGCTAAGGTTGGAAGAGATAAACTAAAATTCCATTATGTACATGCTGCTGACGAAAGTACACGTATTGACCCTAGTGTAAGTAATATTATTGACACATATATGCTTACAAAGTCATATGACAATTCATATCGTTTGTATTTAGAAGGTACAACGTCAGTAAAACCTTTAACACCTAGCTCAGATCAGTTATATTTAAATTATGGTCAACAGTTGAATACTATTAAGTCAATTAGTGACGAAATAATATATCATCCAGTTAAGTATAAAATACTATTTGGAGAAAAGGCTGACACTGATTTGCAAGCTACATTTAAAATTGTAAAAAATCCAGAACAAGTTATTAATGACAATGATGTAAAGACTCGAGTTATTTCTGCAATAAATGAATTTTTTGCATTAGAGAACTGGGAGTTTGGAGAAGCATTTTACTTTAGTGAATTAAGCACTTATGTAATGCAACAGCTTACACCTTATCTAGTTACTTTTGTAGTTGTTCCAAGTCAAATTACACAATCATTTGGAAGTTTATATGAAGTAAAATGTGAAAGCGATGAAATATTTATAAGCGGTGCAACAGTTGCTGATGTAAGTATAATTGATAGCGTAACAGCTACAAGATTGCGATCTGAAGGATCAATAGTAACTGATTCAACAACAGTTCGTGCAGGAATTCAAAGTGCAGGATTACCTAATACAGTGTCATCTGGCACAAGTTCAAGTTCAAGCGGAGGCAGTAGCTACTAATGGCATACGACAATAATCAAACAGATCAACCATTGCCAAATGGAGACGAAAATAAACGTAGAAGCGAATCCTTTTTACCTAGATTTTTTAGAACTACTGCTAACAAAAAGTTTTTAAATAGTACACTTGATCAATTAATACAACCAGGCGTTGTTGAAAAACTTAATGGGTATATAGGTAGAGAAACAGCAAAAGCATTTACAGCTTCTGATAGTTATGTAGGTGATGTTTCTGCAGAAAGGGCTAATTATCAATTAGAACCTGCAAGTGTTGTAAAAGATAATATTGGCAATGTTACATTTTATAAAGATTATAATGATTATATGAATCAATTAGGTAATTTTAACCTAATTAATAAAAATCATAGTACAATAAACGCACAAGAATATTATGCTTGGAACCCACATATTGATTGGGATAAGTTTACAAATTTTAGAGAATATTATTGGTTACCTTTAGGTCCGCAAACAATTGGTATTGCTGGAACAACTATAGATGTTGAAAGTACATATACTATACGTACTGCTGATAATATTGATAACAACGCATATGTATTTTCTCCAGATGGATTAACACAAAATCCTACAATAACTTTATATAGAGGAGTAACATATAAGTTTGATATTGACACTCCTAACTTACCATTTACAATTAAAACAAAAAAGACACTTGACGAAGGTTTTGATTTAGATAGTAGCAGTATTTTAGTTCTCGAAGGCGTTAGTGTACAAGGACTTGAAAAAGGTGTTAGCACATTACAACTTGGTGCAGATACTCCAGATACATTATATTACATGTCAGCTAATGATTTAAATGCTGCCGGAACAATAATTATTAAAGATATATCGGAAGCAACATTTATTGATGTTGACAGCGAAGTTGTTGGAAAAAGATTTTACAAAAGTAGTAACGGCATATCATTGTCAAATGGTATGAAGGTAGAGTTTACTGGACAAGTTGAACCAGTAAAATATGCTAACGAATCATTTTATGTAGAAGGTGTAGGCGACAAGATTAAACTTATTGCTGAATCAGATTTAAATGTTCCTACAGCATTTACTGAAGATATTGATGTTGAATTTGATGCACAAGGATTTGATAGATTACCTTATAGTAAAGCTATTGGATATCCTGAAGACAAAGATTACTTTGTTATTAACAGAGCAAGTAACGATGGTAACTTATGGAGTAGATATAATAGATGGTTCCATAAAAGTGTAATTGAATTAGCAGCACAAGCAAATAACCAACCAATTGATATTAATCAATTAGCAAGAGCTAAACGTCCAATTATTGAGTTTGAACCAAATTTAAAATTACATGAGTTTGGAACTAAGTCAAAGAAAGACGTCGACTTAGTAGATGATTTTACTACTGATGTTTTTAGTACAATCGAAGGTAGCCCAGGATATAATATAGACGGCGTTGATATAGTAGATGGTATGCGTATACTTTTTACTGCTGATACTGACCCATTAGTAACTGGAAAAATATTTGATGTAAAGTTTATAAATTTTGCTTCAGGAGCTGCTACTAATAGACAGATTCATTTAACTGAAACAACAGATAGCACTCCGGTTGAAAACGAAGTTGTACTAATTAGTGCAGGAACATCGTACAAAGGTAAACTTTTATACTATACTAACAACAGTTGGAAGAGAACACAAGATAAAACATCAGCTAACCAAGCACCGTTGTTTGATATATTTGATGAAAACGGTAATAGTTATTCTGATACATCTGTGTATGAGTCTACAACATTTACTGGAAATAAAATTTTTAGTTATAAACAAGGTACAGGAACAGCTGATAGTGAAATAGGTATTCCAATTACATATAGAAAAATTTCTAATGTTGGTGACATTGTATTTGATTTTAATCTAGTTCAAGGTACAATAACTTATACAGCTGACAACAATGCATTTTCAAAAGCAACAGATACAGGATTTCTTAGAAAATATTTAGATTTAACAGCATTTGAAACATTAACTGGTTGGAAGAAAGTTACTGAAAATAGTGAACAAGTTGTTATACAGCAAGTAATATATGACAATACAATAAATGATTTTGAAATTGATGTTTACGATAACAGTGGCTCTTTAACAGATTTGTGGGTAAGAGTATATCGTAATAATGTTTTACAATTTAAAGATGTTGATTATACTATTAATACAAACATACAAGGTAATGCACAAGTAACCTTTAATAATACTTTAGTATTAGATGATGTTATATTAATTAAGACTCGTTCTGCAGCTACAAAAAATGATAATGGATATTATGAAATTCCTGTAGCATTAGAGCGTAATCCAAAGAATGAAAATTTAACAGAATTTACCCTTGGAGCAGTAAACGATCATGTTTCTACAATAGTAGAACAAAGCGATGAGTTTAGCGGAGTTTATCCAGGAGTAAGCAATTTAAGAGACGTAGGAAACGTTACTGCCTTAGGTCGTAGATTTTTACAACACAGTGTACCACTAAATTTACCATTATATCATTCAACAGATAACAATAGTAATATTGTAAAAAGTATAGAATATGCAAGTAAAGAATATTCAGTATTTAAAAGATTATTTTTACAAAAAGCCGAAGACTTAGGTTTTCAAGGTGCAATAAAAGATCATGTGGATAAAATCTTACAAGATATAAACAAAGATAAAACTAAATCACAACCGTTTTTCTTTAGTGATATGGTTCCAATTGGTGCAACAAAAAAGACAACTAGAATTATAGATGATGTTGATGATTTATATTTTCCTTTGTCAAGTATGTTTTCGCTAACAAGTGCATCAAGAAAAGCAGTACAAATTTATATTAACGGTGTACAGTTAGTACACAACAAAGATTATACGTTTAACTCAGAAGGGTATGCGTTAATTACTGCTACAAAACAACAAGATGATGTTGTTGATATTTACGAATATGAAACTACTAATGGATCATATGTTCCTCCAACACCAACTAAATTAGGATTATATCCTGCATACGAACCTGTAAAATATACTGACAACACATATTTAGAATCTCAACAAGTTATTCAAGGACACGATGGCAGTAAAATAATTGCGTTTAATGATTATAGAGATGACATACTTTTAGAATTAGAAAGAAGAATTTATAATAACATTAAAGTATCATATGATTCTACATTGTTTGATATACATTCATTAGTTGGCGGCGATTTTAGAAATACCGGAGTTACTAAAAGTTTCATTGATAAAACTATACTAGGCGATTTTATATCATGGTCAAAGTTTATTGATCAAGATTATACACTACATAATTTCTTTGAAAGAACTAATAGATTTACATTTAATTATACTGGTAGTCAAAATAAACAAGATGTATTACTTCCAGGTTTTTGGAGAGAAGTATATAAACAAGCATTTGATACTGATCGTCCACATACTCATCCTTGGGAAATGCTAGGCTTTAGTGTTAAACCTACTTGGTGGGAAACACAATACGGACCAGCTCCTTACACAAAAGAGAATACGCTACTATGGCAAGATCTTGAAGACGGAGTTGTAAGAGAACCAAACAAAAAATTTAAAGTTTTAAACAATTATAAGCGACCTGGTCTTACAGGACATATACCTGCTGACAGTAATGGTAATCTTTTATCACCATTAGATGCAGGATATGTTAAATTCTTTGATCCAACATTTATTGATCAAAGTTTTATATTTGGTGACGGATCGCCTGTAGAAAGTGCCTGGCGTTCAAGTTCACAATATCCTTTTAGTATAGTAAAAGCATTTGCAATTAATAAACCAGCACAGTTGTTTGCTACAGGATTTGATAGAATAAATCAAGTAAAAAATATTGCCAATGAAATTGTTTATAAACCAACTCAAAAACGTTTTCAACTTAAAGATATTGTATTTCCAAATACATCTGAAGATACAACACAAGTATATACAAGTGGTATAGTAAATTACATATCTAACTATATGAGTACAAGTGTATTAGATTTGTATAAAGAGTATAAAGAAAATATTACTACTATTAATAATCAGCTTGGGTATAAACTTTCAGGATTTACTGATAAAGAAAAATTTAAGTTAATTCTTGATAGTAGAACACCAACTAATCAAGGTAATGTATTTGTTCCTTTTGAAAATTATAAAATATTTTTAAACACAAGTTCACCTACTAAAATTGTTAGTTATAGTGGTGTAATTATAGAAAGACGTAGTGATGGTTATGTTGTAAAAGGTTACGATACCCAAGCATCATCGTTTACATATTACCAAACTGTTAGTACACAACGAGACCCAAGTATTAATATAGGCGGAATAAGTGAATCATTTTTAATATGGGACTCTAATAAAAATTATGTAGCCGGAGCAAACGTTGAATATCAAGGATCTTACTATAGAGTAAAAGAAGCACATACAAGTACAGGTTCTTTTGATAATACTAAGTTTGCTAAACTTGCAAGTTTACCTCTTATAGGTGGCCGTGATGCATTTGTTCGAAAGCAATTTAATAAAAATATTGTTCTAACTGCTGACTATGGAAAAATATTTGCAAAAATACAAGACGTAGTTGACTTTTTATTAGGGTACGGAGAATACTTAAAAGATCAAGGCTTTGTATTTGATTATTACGAAGGTGAAGAAAAGATATTAACTGATTGGCGCCATAGTGTAAATGAGTTTTTATTCTGGACTACACAAAAATGGGGTGAAGGTAGTGTAATTACACTAAGTCCGGCAAGTAAACAGATTAAATTTGTAAGCCAATATAATATGGTTGCTAATGTATTTGGCGGCGAATACGGTTATACGTTATTACAATCAGACGGAACTCCTTTAGTAGAAGAATTTAGTAGTGTAGGGCGTTCGCCTAACGAATTTATTTTAACTCCAAAAAATACTGCTGAAGGTATTTTTGCAATTAAACTTCCCTTAATACAAAAAGAACATGTATTACTGATAGATAACAAAACAGTATTTGGAGACATAATATACGATACTCAACCAGGATATAGACAAGAACGAATAAAGGTACTTGGATATATAACACAGGATTGGGACGGTAGTTTAAATATACCTGGGTTTGTCTATGACGATGCAACTGTAACAAACTGGCAACAGTGGACAGATTATGCAGTCGGAGATATTGTAAAGTATAAAGAATTTTATTATAGTGCAATTAAAAAACTTTCAGGTAAAGAAAACTTTGATGCACAAGATTGGCATCGTTTAGATGATAAGCCTAAAGCTGGATTATATACTAACTTTGATTATAAAGTAAATCAGTTTAGTGATTTTTATGACTTAGATAGTGACAACTTTGATACAGAACAACAAAAAGTAGCACAGCATTTAATTGGTTACCAAAAACGACAGTATTTAGAAAACATTGTTAATGATGATGTAAGTCAATATAAATTCTATCAAGGAATGTTACAAGACAAAGGTACTAAAAATGCACTTACTAAATTGTTTGATGTATTAAGTAGTGCTGACAAAGATAGTTTAGAATTTTATGAAGAGTGGGCTATTAAAGATGGTCAGTATGGCGCTGCTGAAGGGTTTGAAGAATTTGAATTACTATTAGATGAAAGTAAATTTAGACTTAGCCCTCAGCCTATTGAATTAGTTAATAGCACTACTGGCAATGAAACAGATTTAGTTTATAGAATATTACCATATGAAGTATATCAGAAAACAAAAAATTATAACCATCAGCCATTCCCTGCACTAAACGTAAACAAAAGTTATATCAAAGATGCAGGATATGTTAATCAAGCAGATGTTAGAGGTATTGCAACAACATATAGAAATCTTGCAGATTATAATATATCAGATATTAAAAGAGGCCAGTATGTTTGGGTAGGCAATGACAATCTTAATTGGAATGTATACAAACACGTTGACACTGATTATATTGTTGAAAGCATTGAAGCAGGTAGCACTGAATTTAATATTACATTAACAACAAACGTTACAGATATTATTGTAGACGATGTTATTGGAATGTCAAATGTTGGAAATACTACTTTAGATAAATTTTATATAGTATCAAAAGTAGATAAGAATGTAATTACATTAGTAACTTCGTCTGCTGTTCAAGAAATTGCAGAGTGCAAAGGAAATATTACTAAATTCCTTTCAGTAAGAAGTGCATCAATTCCGGATGCTAATACTGTATTACAGAAAAACTTAGATGAAGGCGATCTACATTGGATTGATAATTTTAACGGAAATTGGTCAGTAATCAAAAATACAAATAATTTTACTGAACAACTAAAAGTGCAAAAAGATTCATCAGCTGTAGACTTATCATATGCTACTTCAATGGCAGTTGACAGTCGTAATACTACATTAGTTGTAGGTGCTCCAGATGAAAATGACGGGAAAGTTTATATCTATACTAGAGCATCTGATAGTATAAACTTTGTTCAATCACAAGTAATAGAACCAGTAAAATACGGTAACGATTTAGAACGCTTTGGAGCAGGACTTGATATTTCACCAGATGGAGATTTTATTATAGTAGGTTCTCCTGATGCATCAAATGTAAAAACAAAATACGAAGGTAGTTTTGTAGCAACCGATCCGTATCCAAAAGGATCAATAGTTTCTTCTAACCAACAGCTTTGGCGTTCGGTGGTAGATATACAACCTCAAGTAGCAAATGTAGTATACAACAGTTTTGATTCTGTAACAGATGTAATTGATCAACTTAACGTTGAAAATTTAAACACTGTAGATATTCCAATGTTACTAACAGGTAACTATGCAATTGATACAGTGACTAACCAATATGCATTCCAAAATGTAGTAACTGATCACATTCTTATTAGAGCTCCTTTAGACATATACAGAGGCATTGGACTAAATGACACTGTTAAACTAGCATGGAATTCAATAACATATTCTAATCAAAGTTTAGCTGCACTAGCACAGCAAGCACCATTTGCTGGCAGTTTTCCTAGTATTACAGAAGCCTACTTAGATGCCGGACATGTTGTACAAAAGAAAATTGATGTAATTTTGTATGTTAATTCATCAACTAACTTAGTTGAACTTAACGACATTGTACAAACAGAAACAGGATCAGGTACTGTTGACTATGTGTACAATGAAGGTGCTGAATTAGTTATATACTTAAAAGATGTAAACGGTTCATTTAATTCTTTAGATAGTTTATTTAGAAATGATGGTGACTTTATTGGACAATACGAAAAGCAAGGACCAACTGACAGCGTAGATACTAGTACTGAACTAGGCGGATTTTTATACATAACTGCTCCGTCTTATACGCCAACATCAGCAACTACTAACAAAGATCAAGGTAGAGGACTTATATTTGCTGATGTAATTAGGCCTAGTGAATCGTCAAATAGATATTATTATAATATTTTAGATTTTGATAGTGCAGTATTAGATAGTCAAAATACGTTTAATAGTTATATTCGAGTATTAAGTAGTCAAGGATTACCGGGAGCGTTTGGCAACAACAGTCCTATATTATCTGACTTGTATGTAGTTAGAGCTCCGAAGCCGGTAACTGATATAGTTAACCAAGGTGATACAATTAATTTTTATGTTAACCAACTTCCTCAATACGGAACTGGTATTATTAAAGATATTACAGCATTAAATTTAACAACTACAATTACAAATAAATTGCAAACGATTTATGATGTATGGGACGGATACATTAATTTTGACTTTACAAAGTTTGATGCATCTGGAAATCCTTTTGAACCAAAAGTTGGACAAAGTGTAGAAGATAAAACAACTGGAGCAACTGGTGTTGTAACATATTATCAAAGAGACGGATTAAATGCAACAATCTTTATAAAAAGTGTTACAGGTGTGTGGTCAAAAGGTGACGACTACGGACAAAATGCTGAAATTGAATTTAAATTAATACCGGGCGATCCAAATCCAACATATCAAGCAGATAGAATAATTGGACAAATACAATTTGTAAGTTTAGGACTACCAGCTGATAATATTGGTAAAATGTTAGTATTCCAAAATGCAACCAATCTTAGTGTTCCTACAGGAATTGATTATATAACTGATGCAGAATATTGGTTCTATCAACAAGATAATGTTAATGGTATTCCTCGTCCTGCAAATGCGCCTAGTGCAATTAATAATGAATGGGAACAAACTTATAAAATCCCAACTGATATAACAGGTACTGCTAGTGGGTTGACTAACGAGGGAATCTATGCTATCTATAGTAAAACAACGTTTGGTCGATATGATTTAATTAGTTCTTACACTGTTCCTGAAAAGGCTACTAACTATAAATTAGGTTCAAGTATAAAAATTACAAAAAATAATGATTTATATAGAGGTATGATCGGCGCTGCAGGCAACGGTACTACAAGTTTACCTGGTAAAATTTATTTTATTAAAAAAGGTACAGAAAATAATATAGCATACAATTGGGATTATGCTAAGAATAAAAAGTTTAAAGGCACATTTGACGAAAGTTTAAATTATTTTACAGACGACATTGTATATGTTGGTGGTGTACTTTATGTTGCTAAAACTAACGTTGCTCCAGGAGCATTTGATGCTAATGATTGGACATCAACAGATGATTTAGTTGACTATGTAGGTTATATTCCAAACAGCACAGGACTAAGTGTAAGTGACGGCAATACAGTATTAGACCAAGCCGGCCTAGTAGATTTTGGAAGCGAATTTGATGTAGCAAACTCGGGCGAAGTTTTAATTACTAATGCAATGTATAACGATAGTACAAATAAAGTTGTTGTATATAGAGCTAACAATGGACACTTTGAACGTTCGCAAGAAATAGATGCTCCTGATATAACATCAGGGTTTGGACATGCACTAGCTCTTTCAAATGACGGCACAGTAATAGCAATAAGTGCGCCGTATAACGATAATTATAAAGCTGATCAAGGTATAATTTATATCTACAAACAAGTTAATGGTGTATTTGAAATTGCTCAAACACTAAAAAGTCCAAACAATGAACAAGGTGAAAAATTTGGATGGCGATTAGACTTTGACGGCGATCAACTATTTGTTTCTGCAAAAGATGCTGATATGGCAACTAAAACTATATTTGACTCTGGAGAAACTATTTTAGATCAAGGATTTACAGCATTTAATACAATTAATGATAATGCTGGAGTAGTTTATGTTTATGAAAAAGTTAAACAAGATTTAATCTTTGCACAAACTATTCAAATACCTAGTACAGAATTATTAGATCCAAACATTAATTATTTTGGTAATAATATACTTGCTAGAAACAATCATTTTTATGTTGGATTGCCTAATAGAGTTGACGGCACAAGACTTGGCAACGTAATTGATTTTAAAAATAATAGAAATGAAAACATTTGGCAAATTTATAGATCTGACAAGCCAACAGTTGACCTAAACAAAATTAAAAAAATGTTCTTGTATAATACAAAGGACAATGAACTTTTAACTTATATAGATTATATTGATCCAATTCAAGGTAAAGTTGCAGGCATTGCTGAACAAGATTTAACATATAAAACTTATTATGACCCTGCACTATACGATTTATCTTCTACAGGTCAAGTAATTGATCCTACAAACAGTTGGGGCGAAAAACATGTAGGCGAAGTATGGTGGGATTTAACAAATGCAAAATTCTTTAACCCATATCAAGGCGATGTCGTTTTTAGCACACAGAACTGGAGTAAAATATTCCAAGGAAATATAATCGATGTATATGAATGGGTACAATCACCAGTAATTCCAAGTGAATGGGACGCTCAGGCTGATACTGAAAATGGATTTGCAAAAGGATTTAGCGGAACAAGTTTATATGGCGATGCCACATATAGTACACGTAAAATATACGACGGTGTTGCAAAAATATTTAAAACAAATTATTATTTCTGGGTAAAGAATAAAAAGACTGTTCCGGATGTAGAATTTAGAAATACTAGTATTTTTGATATTGCAGATTATATACAAGATCCTATTGCTAAAGGATATACGTTTGCTGCACTTATAAGTCCGTCACAATTTGTACTTTACAATGCTGAAAAATATATTAAAGGCACTGAGGTTGCACTTAGTACACAGTACTGGACAATACCTAACCAAACACAGAATATACATAACCAGTATCAAATTATTAGTGAAGGATTAGAAACAAGTCAACCTAACAACGATATTGTACGTAAATGGTTTGATAGTTTAAGTGGATACGATGAACAAGACAGAATTGTTCCAGATCCATATCTAAGTCCTAAACAAAAATATGGCGCATTGAACAAGCCAAGACAAAGCTGGTTTAAAAATAGATACGAAGCTTTAAAACAGTTTATCGAACGTACAAACTTAGTGCTATCAGAAAACTTAATTGTTGATGATAAAATTATTACTTCTTTGAATAAGAATGATCCTGAACCAACAGTAGTTTCAAATTTATATGATGTAAAAATTGACACGTTAGATGATCTAGGATTTGTTGGAGTTGCTAAAGCATCACAGGCTGTTCTTACACCAGTGGTTGTTAATGGTAAAATTACAAACGTATTAATTACTGACCCAGGTAGAGGATATAGAAATGCTCCGCTAGTTACTGTAACAGGTTTAGGTTCTGGTGCAGTATTACAAACAACAATTGACGCACTTGGAAAAGTGTCTAGTGTAACTATTTTAGAAAGCGGCGAAAATTATTCTGATAATGTTATATTAACTGTTAGACCGTTTACTGTACTAGTGTCCAGCGACAACACAATTTTAGGTAAATGGGCATTATACGAAAGAGACACAGTTGCTAGAACTTGGAATAGAGTAAAAAGCCAAGCGTATGACACAAAACTATTTTGGGACTACAAAGACTGGTATGCAACAGGATATAGTGAAGTTACTGACATAGATTATTTGATTGACAATGCTTACGAACTTACACAGTTAGACGCTGGTATTAGTAATGTAGTAAAAATCAGTAATATTGGATCAGGTGGTTGGTTACTTCTTGAAAAAATAGACAGCCAAGATACTGAAGATTATACAATCAACTACAAAACAATTGGTAGACAAAATGGTACAATTAAATTTAACGAAACGTTATATGATTCAGAAGCAGCATTTACCGGATTTGATACTATTAGTTTTGATACTAAAATCTTTGACAGTGAACCACGTACTGAATTAAGAATAATATTAAACACTATTAAGGATAATTTATTCATTAATGATCTACAAGTTAAATTTAATGAATTATTCTTTGCTAGTTTACGTTATGCATTTAGTGAGCAGACTTATATTGACTGGGCATTTAAAACTAGCTTTATAAAAGCAAAACATAATGTTGGAAGTTTAAGAAAAGATATTACATTTAATAATGATAGTCTTCCTAGCTATGAAGCATATATTAAAGAAGTTAAACCTTTTGGAACAAAAATACGTGAATATCTAAGTGCATACGAAGGACTTGACAATACACAAACAGTAGTTACTGACTTTGATTTACCAGCATCTTATAGTGTAGTAGAAGGAAAAATAGTTCCACAAAATGTAAAAGTACAGTCTAATACATTAGTTGGCACAAATGCAGATATTGAAACTTATCCAAATAAAAATTGGTTAGACAACAGCAGTTATAAAGTTGTAAAAGTAACTGTAGTTAATCAAGGAAGTGGATATTTTAGTCCACCTGTGCTTAAAGTATCAGGAGGCGGCGGCTCTGGAGTTGAATTAGAAACAACTATAGGAACAAACGGTAAAGTAACTGGAGTTAAAATAGTTAACGCAGGTTCAGGATTCTACAGTGCTCCAACAATTGAATCATTAGATAATATATCTGATACAGGTGAAAAAGCAACATACGGTATACAAATTGGTGATAGTCCTGTACGTGGATTACATACTAGTGTAAAATTTGATAGAACAACAGGAACATACGTTTATACAAACTTAAACAAATCAGAAACATTTGTTGCTAGTGGAAGTAAATTTGAATATGATCTAAGTTGGCCAATGGATTTAGATAAGTCAAATATAAAAGTTTATGTAAACAATGTAGAAGCATTAGACAGTGAATATACTTTTACAAACAAACTTGATGTTAGCAAAGGATATGATAGATATTTTGGACAGATATTATTTGTAAATTTACCTAAGTTAAACGAAACAATTTTAATTGAGTATAAACTATCAAGTGACATAATGCAAGCACAGGATAGGATTAATAACTTTATTCCTAAGAATGGCAATTATGTAACTGATTTAAAACAACTTATGACTGGCTTAGATTACGGCGGAGTTGAAGTTAAGAGTTTTGAATTTGAACAAGGTCGTGGATTTGATAGTGGAGGAGATACTTGGGATTCATATGATGAAACATTTGAAGATGAGATTTTTGAATTAGATGATAGTACAACAACTTTTACTTTTGCTAAAGTATTAGAAACTGGAGTACAGTATCATGTATATAAAAATAATGTAAGAATTGATGATCCTAACTATCCAAGTGCACCAACTAATCCAAATGCAGTTATACAAAGTATAACAGGAGCAGGACAAACTGGTTGGTCAAGAACAGACGATGGTACACTTCCAACAGACTTAGTAGTATTTGACGAAGAAGCTGTTTCAATTAGTAATACTGATATAATTATATTTAGAAAATCAACTAGTGACGGAACATACTTACCAGAACCTAACAGTTATGATACACTTATAAAAGGTGGCGCACTAAACTACAGTACAGCAACAGGTATATCTGCAGCTGATATTAATATTGACGGTGACGGATTTGTAACACCAACTACAAGTGCAGGTCCTGAAGAGTTAGTTCCTGGACAAGTACTTGATACATTAGATATTAAAGTTTACGAAAGACCGTCAGACGGAAGTAGTAAAATTACAAGTAGGAACTACACTGGCGATGGTACAACTACTGTGTTTAATTTTGGAGCAGAAGTAATACAGCAAGACAGTTTATTTGTAAAAATAAATTATGCTATAATTGCAAGCACTGAATATACAATAGACTATAATGCTAAAACTATTACATTTAATACTGCACCAATAGTTGGATCTAAAATACATCTAGCAGTACTAGGTGTTAGCGGAACAAAAATAATAGATATTGATAATTTTGTAGCAGACGGAAGTACAGCAAGATTCTTAACGAATGTACGTTTTGCTGATAATTTGCAATCAGTAATTACACTTGACGGACAAAAATTAGAAAATGTTGTTGTAAAAAGTCGTAAGCCAGATGGTATTAGCGGAAATGCATTAATTAAATTTGCAACACCTCCTGCTGCAGGGAGTGTAATTAACTTTGCATTCTTTGAAGGTGGAGACGTCCAAAACTACAGTGAAGTTGGCATACAAAACTTTACACTAGACGGTAGCACAGTTTCCTATGCATTAAATACAACACCGTTTACTACTACACCTGTTCCGTGGCAAACTATAGTAAAAGTTAATGATATTATTTTAAATGCAGGATATACACAAAAGTTTACAATGGCAGCGGCAACAAGAGAATATCAATTAGATAATTTCCAAATTCCGCCAGGATCAGTAAACAACAAAGGCTTACAAGTTTTTATTAACGGTAAGAAATTAACATACTTGCAAGATTGGACATTTACTGGTGCGTCTAGTTCTGCAGGAAGTAGTATTGTAAGAATTAAAACAGCAGTAGGACATAGTACAGGTGACATCCTTGATGTTTATCTTGTAAATGATGGACAATATGCATTTGGTTATATTGATGCTGGTGGAGAATTTGTAGACACACCAGGAACTATATACCTTGACAGTGCATATAACGAAAATGATGTACTTACAGTTTACCAATTTAGTAATCATGATAGCCAAAGATTTGAAAGACAGCAACTAGATGTAATTTCTAGAGTTACACTTACACCTAATACTGATGATTGGTATAAGTTTAATCACTTAACAGCTGGTCTTATTGAATTACCTACTCCGGCTATAGATGCTGAATATGTTTGGATTACTATAAACGGTCAATTATTATTACCAAGTATCCAGTACCAAGTAACAGATAATAAAAAATATGTAAAAATTAATATTCCTGTTGCACAAAATGATGTAATTGAATTAATACATTTTGCAGAAACACAGTCAGTAAACAAATATGGTTGGAGCCAGTTCAAAGATATGCTTAACCGTACTCATTATAAGCGTTTAGATGATACTGCTGGTATACAATTAGTTACAGACTTAAATTGGTATGACCAAAAGATTA